TATCTCGTACTCCTTACAACAAACTTAATATACATTGTAATGGTGTGTATGGTGATAAACAATCTGCTATGGATAGGTTCTGTAAGAACTTTGAGAGGTTACCTGAATCAGTTCAGACTCGTTTGACTGTAGAGAACGATGATAAAGCATCTATGTACTCAGTAAAAGATTTGATGTACATACATGAACGTATTGGTATTCCTATTGTATTCGATTATCACCACCACAAATTTTGTACTGGAGATTTATCAGAGGAAGAAGCACTGAAGTTAGCAGTTTCTACCTGGCCTAAAGATATTGTACCTGTAGTTCACTATTCAGAATCTAAAGCTTTACATGAGAATAATGAGAAACTGAAACCTCAAGCACACTCAGATTACATCAATAGTGTTCCTAATACTTATGGATTAAATGTAGATATTATGGTGGAATCTAAAGCCAAAGAATTGGCCATCTTAGAATACCTTCAGTAGAAGGCATAGTATGGGGTTTTGACTTGATTTAGTATTAATAATTATTATTTTAATACTTATTATTAAGATTATTGGGTTGCTGTCAACACAATTCTTTATTTAAATATAATAGATTTGTATATAAATACAGAACCCAAAGTTAATAAAACTAATTTTAGGAATAAAATATGGATATTGTTAAAAACTTTTTTTCAAAAAAGGTAGGATTTGGATTTTTGATGGTGTTTTCAACATTATCTTTAGCCGGAACTGCTGCATATTATTCAGTATTTGGATTAAGTTCTTTATTCGCTGGAGCTAAAACTGAAGTAATCATAATGGCATCGGCATTAGAGTTAGCTAAATTAATCGTAGCATCTTACTTACACAACTATTGGAGTAAGTTAGGATTGATTTTAAAATCATATCTTACATTGGGTGTGGGTATCTTAATGATTATAACCTCAGCAGGTATCTATGGATTCCTAACATCAGCATATCAAACTACTGCCGACCAATTAAGTGTTATGGATAAACAAGTTGCTGTAGTTCAAATGAAAAGAGATAGATTCTCAGAATCATTAGAAGGGTATAAAATAGAAAGAGCTCAATTAAATAATTCTATTACAGAACTTACTAAAGGATTATCTAATAATGTAATTCAATATAAAGATACGTTAGGTAATATCATCACCACAACCTCATCATCTACTCGTAGAGTTCTTAACTCTCAGTTAGATGATATGAAGGAACAAAGAAACAGAGTATCCATTAAGATGGAAACTGTAACCGATTCGATTACTAAATTAGAATTACAGATTTTAGATTTAGAATCTAACAACGAAGTGGCGGCAGAAATCGGACCACTTAGATATATGGCGAAGATTACAGGTAAACCAATGGATATAATTGTAAATTGGTTCACACTAATGATTGTATTTGTGTTCGACCCAATGGCTATTGCAATGGTAATTGCTTTAAACAAATACTTTGGTAATGGTAGAAGGGAAGAAGAAGTTGTTGTTAAGAAAGAACCTGTGATTACACCAATATATGAAGAAGATGATGAACGAATGAATATCATAGGACAGAATGGAAATGATGGAACACATTATGATTCTGAAGAAATGATTAAAAAGAATGAAGAAATATTGGCCACTAAAGTTGTAGAAGAACCAAAAAAGAAAAAGAAAATATATGGTGGGTTCTCAAAACCATATTCCGATGGTACTAATATAAATGGTTCAGATGAGGACGATATAAAAACTTATTAAAAGATTTGGTATTGTTAAATTTATTTTGTATATTTACATAAGTTTAACATAAAAATAGTTACAAAAGCGTATGAGCGATTTATATAATGAAGGCAGAACATCATCTACTGAGAGTCAGATAGAACCAAAGTATGATGTAAAGACACCATCCGAAAGAGATAAACACTTCCAAGAGTTTAGAGAGTTTGATTATGGAATTGATATTGAATCAAACATTATCTTAGTACAGGATGAGATATCACAAGGAATGGTATTTGATACAATATCTAAAGTTAGATTACTAAGAAAAATAAATAAAGATTTAAAATCAGTAACTATCTTATTAAACTCACCAGGTGGAGATGTAGTAGAAACATTAGCACTAATAGATTACATTAGAACTATAAAGGATAACGAAGGAATCACTACAAATATTGTATGTAGAGGTTCAGCTATGAGTGCTGCGGCATTATTACTATCTTGTGGAACTGGTCTTAGAGCCGCATCAAAACATTCTAAGGTTATGGTTCACCAATTATCAACAATGAATTTTGGAAAGTTAGAAGATGTAAAATCTAACGCTAAGTTTGCAGAACAATTAGAAGATGATTGTAATACACTTATGGCGGAAGTTACAAAAAAAGATAAAGAGTTTTGGAAAGAAAATCAAAGAACCGATTACTTCTTATCGGCAGAAGAAGCATTAGAATTAGGAATTATAGATAAAATTATTTAAGTTATGGAATACAATTATAGACCTTTAGGGGATAGAGTAGTAGTAGAGATACTAAAAAGAAACGATGAAAAAACTAAGGGTGGTTTATACAAACCATCAGGTTCAGAAACTACAATGATGGGTACAGTAGTAGCCGTTGGTAGTGGATTATTTACTCATTCAGGTGAGATTATCCCTATGAGTACAAAGGTGGGTGATATAGTTCTATTAGATGGAACTGGATTCAAACACAAAAATGGTGGTAAAACATATAACATTTATAGAGAGAGTGAGTTCTTATCTATATTAGATGAGGTGTAAGTGTCTGATAATCAATCAGTTACACTATCACTATCATCACAACACATTGATAATCAATTAGTTAACAAATAAAAAATAAATTATGGTACACATTTTAGATGAAAATAAAATCAAAGAGAACTACGAGAAGTTCAGAAAATTAATCAATCAAACCTTTGAAGGTGAGAGATTAGAAAAATTAAATAAGATGTATGATGCATTGGAAGATAGAATCGTTCTAACTCCAGCATCATCTACAGAACATTTCCACAATGCATTTGCAGGTGGATACATTGACCACATTCTTAGGGTTACATTCAATGCCGTTAAGATTTATGATTTGTATAAAGAGTTAGGAATGCCTTTAGGGTTTGATAAACAAACCTTAATCTTTACAGCACTTCATCATGATTTAGGTAAGGTGGGTAATCACGAAGAGAATTGGTATATCCCAAATGATTCTCAATGGCACATTGAAAATCAAGGAAAGATTTATAAGACGAGTTCCAATATGCATTGGATGAATCTTAATGATAGAACTATGTGGTTATTAAATCACTATGGTATTACCATTACTGAAGAAGAATATATCGGAATTAAATTAACTGATGGGTTATATGATGAAAACAATAAAGAGTATTACATTACTTACAATAAAGATAATGTATTAAAAACTCAATTACCATTCATTATGCATCAGGCTGATTTATGTGCAGCTAATTTTGAAAGAGATAGAGTTGTGAACTCTGATAAAAAAGTTCAAACTAAAAACGTAGGTGGTAGACCAACTAAAAAACAAAAATTAGAAAACGTAAAAATGCCAGAGAAATTAGATTTCAAATCTATCTTTGGTGATGTAGAGAACTAATATGGAAATAACAATACAATTAATTTTACCATTAATAATAATTGCAATCTTATTATATGTAGTATGGAATTTACTTCGTAAGGTTGAGAAGTTAGAAGATGGTATAGAAGAATCTGATAAAACAATCGAATCAGTAGCCTTCTCTGTAAACAGAGCAATGGATAGGATGAAAGAGGTGGATAGAATTGGCTCGTTTGAAGCGGATGATGAGAGCGGATTTGTATTTGAAGAAATACAAAAAGCTTTAGATAAGTTAAACAATGAAATAAACCCTAATGCCTAGAAAAAGAAGAAAGAGAAGTAAAAGATATTTTACTAAAATTACCGAAATTGCCATAAACGCTTATAACGGATGTGATGATAATAAACTAAAGAACAAAATCTATAACAGATTCATTCATTATCCATTTGATAAGTTATCAGAAAATGTAATCCACACTTACAAAACATATTACTTTGATGTACCATATGAAGATGTAAAGGCAAGTGTAGTTGCATTTTTGAATGAAAAGATTCATAAGTTTAATGGTGAGAACGGTAGAGCCTTCTCTTACTTTACGGTAGTGGCAAGAAACTACTTATTCAATGAGAATAACGCAAACTATGCTCGAATGAAATCAAAAGAGAAAGTTGCGGCAATTGATACACAAAGAAACATTACAAATGAAATTGTAGACCAAAACAACAAAGAGGCTAAATCAGATTTTATTGACCATTATACAAAATATGTAGATTATCATTTATATACGTTATTCCTAAAAGATAGAGATAGGGCCATTGCTGATTCAATAAATGAGTTATTTAAAAATAGATTAGACCTTTATTCGTACAATAAGAAAGCTCTTTACATACTTATTAGAGAAAGAACAGGTGTACATACTCAGTATATTACCAAAGTGGTTGGTAAACTAAAAGGTATTTATGCAGAGTTATATATGGAATATAATAGAACAGGTCATTTGTCAATACATTATAAATTAAAGGATAGTAATGGATAAGGATACAGAATTATTTAAAGGTAAAACATTTGCTGATATTATGTCAGATGTTTATCATAATTCTAAAAAGAAGGATAGGCAACTAAAACTTCTTATTGCACAATTAGAACCATTGGTAAAGAACTTACAGGATGCTACTGTAATAGTTCCCTTAATAAAAGAATATATGGAAGTCGCTGTAAAGAACGATGACCAGATTGTTAAGTTAGCCGCAATCGTACAAAGAATGATGAAAGATGCTAACTCAGGTGAGGACGGTGGATTTGGTTTAACTGAAGAAGAAAAGAAACAGTTAATGTCAAATGCAGAAGCAATAGATAAATCTATAGAATCACTTGAAAAGATTGAAGGAGATGAATAATGAGTTCATTTAAAATTGGTACAGTTCAAAGAATCAATCTTAAAGATGATGATGTAAATGAACTGTATAGTATTGAAATATTAACATCACAAGGACAGGGACAGTTTGAAGTTTGTTATCCTACTGATAGTAATATAAAAAGAATTCCACTAATCGGTGAATCCGTATTAGTGTTTACAGGTTTAGGGCCTGAGGCAACTGGTGGTAGTAGAAGAGCTCGACAATATTATTTCGCACCAACATCCGTACAACTTAATGTACACAATAATGCATTACCTAAAGGTTCAGTTTCAAGAAAATCAAAAGGAATCGGTGGGTTAATTTCTGCTGTTTTGGCTGGAAACCCAAACGCATCAGGTGCATCACCAGGTGCTGAATTAGGTGATGGGTTTACTGAAAGAACTGATATAGGTTCTTTACAACCATTTATTGGTGATGTAATGATGGAAGGTAGGTTTGGACATTCTTTAAGATTTGGATATACCCCATCAGGTGCTAAAACAACTAAACAACCAACTTGGAGCTCATCTACAGATAATGACCCAATTACTATTTTAGCAAATGGTAGAAAGAGTGGTGGTTCTTATAACAAATTTATTATAGAAACTATTGATGATGATTTATCATCGGTGTATTTAACCTCATCACAAAAACTACAATTAAAGACAGCTCAAACAAATTTAGGTAAGGGTGTAAAAGCACAATCAGCTTTTAAATCACCATCAGTAGTAATTACATCAGATAGAATATTATTAAACTCAAGAGAAGAAAATGTAATATTAACATCTAAGAAAGATATTATAAATGCTACACCTGGATGGGCGATGGAGATGGATAAGTTTTTTACGTTGGTTGAGAAGTTAGCAAGTGAGTTAGCAGATTTAACATCAGCTAAATCAACATATTCAACTGGAGTTGGCCCAACAGGACCTGCAACTAATGCGGGTAAAGTTGCTAAGATACTTAGTGATATAAAGGCAATGAAACAATAAAAGGAAAAGATTATGCCAGCAGTTTGGCCAGGATTTATAACATCAGTTGGTGGGTGGTTAGATGACAAATCAGAAAAAACCCATATGGATACGGCTGAAAAAATAGCATCAGAGTATCATAAGGCAGTATCTACTGCCCAAACTTCTTTACACGCAACAATGGTTATGGTACAACCACCATATATTCCCATTAAGATGTCAATAAAAAAGTGTTTAGATGATATTAGAGATTCTGAAGGCAAACCACAACTATTCCATTTTACAGATTGGTCGGCAAAGACAGTTTCATATTGGATGAGTGTACAATATCAATTAGTACCATTCCATCCAATAGCAATAGCAACATCAACAGGTACGGCTGGTGTTCCCGTTCCAGTTACAAATGTTACAACTGTAGGGGGAACTCCACCAACATTAGCAAATGATTTATTAAAAGCATTCACCCATCCACCAGCACCAGCTTTATTTGGGATTCCATTTGCAACAAAATTAGCAACGGCATTTACAAATCATTTAACAACAGTACAAGGATTACATACCCATGTAGTAACCGCAGGAACACCAGCAACACCAGTCCCATTAGGGCCAATACCATATCCTTGGTCAGGATTAGTATAAAAATAAACATTTTAATATTTATATGTAAAGTATATCATTATGAAGGCACAACAATTAGCACAATTATTAGAAGTAATCGTAAGAAAGGTAGTTAGAGAAGAACTAAAACCTATCATTACAGAAGTTAGAAACGCTTCTAAACCGATTATAAAAGAAACAAAATCAAAATCTAAAAAGGTTAACGACCCATTGGATATTGATATGAAAACAATTTTAGCAATAGAAGAAGTAAAAAAACAAAAAGCAGTTAAGAAACAAAAGTTTACAAATGATAGCGTATTAAATCAGTTACTAAATGAAACACATCAAAGTGGTGAGTGGAGAAGTATGGATGCTCAGTTTGGCTCTAATCAAGCACAAGCATGGAGTGGTAGAGAATCTACTACAGTAGCACCAACACAAGATATAGATGGTAGACCAGTTGATACAAATAATCCTGAAGTGGCTAATGTAATGGGAGCTATAACAAAAGATTATTCTCAATTGATGAAAGCGATTAATAAGAAAAAAGGAAAATAGTAAATGGCTAAAGCGAGAAAAGAATATTTCTATAATCCAATAGATTTTGAAAAAGATATTGCAGTTGGAATAAAACTACCATTCTCTAAGAATAGTGGTTTGTTTGACTTATCGTACTCAACTGAGGAACAGGCTATATCTAATTTAAAAAATCTATTGTTGACAAGAAAGGGTGAAAGGGTGTTCCAACCCACATTCGGCTCTCAGATTTATGCACTATTATTTGAACCAATAACTTTAGATTTAAAACAAAGATTAGAAGAAGGTATATTAGCTGATGTAAATTTCTGGCTTCCCTACATAATTATAGATAAGGTTAACGTTACTCCGAATGAGGATAAAAACTTTGTTGCTATATCTTTAAATTTTAGAGTAACGGAACAAGGTGCTAACGAAGAAATAATATTATATGTAGATTCCGCTGGAACTGCAACTATAGAATAGGAACTTATGGCAAAGGCAAACAAATCAGATTTAGTCCAAAAGGATGTTAAACTCATTGGAAAGGATT